TTTTGCAAAGCAAACCGAGCCTTTGAAAGATGGAACAATGTGCTTGATTGTACGTGAAAACAATCGCAGTAAGCCACATAAGATTAACGCTAAGCGGTTTAGTTGGAGAGTTGTGAGTATGTCGCAAGTACAACAGAAATTGGAGGTTAAAAGCGTAAAAACACAGCAAGAAAAGCTATCAAGTAAATTCTCTGTAAATGAGCTTGCACACCAAGTGATAATGCCTATTGTTATTTACAACATTGCGATAGTTTATGTTGAAAAGCTATTAAAAGAATTAGCAGAAAAGCGAATACCCGACACTATAAAGCTTTCACGTACAATGAAAATGCTCATTCAAGAGTGGAGAAATATGCTCGATAAGCACCAAGATAAAGGCACTGTAAATCTGCTTGATGACGTGCTAGATGCTTTCATATCTAGCTATTACAACGATGCAATAAAATTCTTTCATTCAGTGAATAACGCTATAAAGAGGGAGAACAGAGAATTTCCATACAAAGATGCTTCAACTTACGCTATAATAGCACTTCAAATCCTCAACTATGCAAATGACTTCTTAAATGGCATTTCAAGCGAAGTTAAAGGAGTTATAAATGGGAAGAGAGAATATATCACTTCACCGCAAATGGACAAGCTGATGAGCTGTATAAAAGAGTGTGTAGATGCTGGAGCTGGTAATATCAAGATAGAAAAGATATTGCAGGACGAGTGTGTAAAACTCAATATTGGTGTGCTTCACAACTCACTTAAGAAAATAACATTTGAGGACTATTTAAATAATTAATATATTGCTTAAATAAGAAATTTAATGTATCTTTGTAAATATATAATATTAAATAGATTATTAATAAGTGTATTAATTAAAAATTACTACTATGCTAGAGTTGAATATTGGTAAAAGTCTAAGTGAGATAATCGATGATGAAGAATTGCGCAAGCGTGTTAGCAAAATGTACCTCGATGGAAAACTAAAACATTGCATTCTTAAGGATTTCACAACGATAAGCAAGCGTTTGTCTTGCGTTAATTCAGGTAGTCAAAAGCTCAAAATATGCTATAGTGTAGATAGCTTAAAACCAAGCAAAATAGAGCTAGGTTGTGTAAAGCATCTAAACTATGACACTATTTCTATTTGCAGACATCCCGAAAGTGGAGGAATAATGACTGCTAGAATTGGTCACAAAATGGTAAGCGTTTCAAAGCTCATTGAAAATGAATGTATGACAGAAGAAGAGTTTATACACTATATCTTTGGGTTGTCAGATAAAAACATTTTTAATGGCATAATTGTGTATATGCGTGATGATTTTTTCTACTTCTAGAATAAATTTACTTAGTAGTAGATATAATAGTTTATATAATATAAGATAAAAATAAATATTATACTAGTAATATATGGCATCGATTAATAAAGCTATAATACTTGGGTATGTTGGCGATGAACCAAAAATTACCACAACGCCAGCAGGCAAAAAAGTTGCAAATTTAGCCATTGCTACAACTGAAAAGGGCTACACTTCACAAAGTGGTGTTGTCTATCCCGACAAAACAGAATGGCATAATATCACAATTTGGCAAAAGCAAGCAGAATTTGCCGAGAAGTTCATAAAAAAAGGAAGTCTAGTCTACGTTGAGGGCAAAATAAAAACCCGCTCATATACCAAAGATAACATCACTAGATATGCTACAGAGATAGAAGCTGAAACACTTCAATTACTCGATAGAAAGGTGGAAAGCAACGTAAATAATACCAACGTTGCAAGTGCTCAAGGGAACAAAAACGATGTACCATTTTAAGCTAAAAATAAAATGACACACGAAGAAGACCAAATACAAATTGCTTGCGTGAATTGGTTTAACTTACAATACCCAAAGCTAGCCTTACTTCTTCATCATTCACCAAATGGAGGAAAGAGGACAAGATTTGAAGCTATTCAGTTTAAAAGAATGGGCACTAGAGCTGGTTTTCCTGACTTGATTTTGTGCTTTCCATCAAAAGACTACCACGCACTATTTGTTGAGCTTAAAACAGAAAAAGGAAGACAGCAGCCATCACAAATAATGATGCAAAGAGCATTAGAGTGGGCAGGTTATAAATATGTGATTTGTAGGTCGTTGGACGATTTTATGAAAGAAGTTCAGAGTTATTTCTGTTAAAAAATATTACAATATAGGAGAAGAGTGCTTTCAAAGTGCTCTTTTCTTATTTTTGCATAATATGTAATATTTATAACATGAAAGACACAAACTTTACAAAGATAATAATACTACCATTAGATGAGATAGAAGTCAACGATGGACAATTGGAGGGGCTTCCATCAAACCCACGAAGCATAACACGTGAGAAGATGGAATTACTTAAAACCAATATCACAAACTATCCCGAAATGCTCTCTTTGCGTAGTTTGCTTATTTACCCTATAGACGATGGAAAATACATTCTTGTCGGTGGAAATATGCGCTATAGAGCTTTGAAAGAGCTAGGCTACACAGAAGCACCTTGCATAATTATACCAAAAGAAACATCAATTGAACAACTCAAAGCTTATACAATTATTGACAACAACGGCTTTGGTAAATGGAGTTGGGATATGCTTGCAAATGAATGGGAGGAACTTCAACTTGTAGAGTGGGGGGTTGACTTGCCAATTATTCCAACAGGTGAAGAACCAAACGCCAATGGTGAAATAGGCGATGAGAATAACGATACTATAAAGCTCACTTTCACACTTGCAAAAGAACAAGCAGCGTTTATCAAAGCTCAACTTAAGATTGCTCAATATGGCAATAGCGATACATTTGGCAATACCGATGACAGTGGAAATACCTTATACTCAATAGTTAAGCAATGGGCAGAAGTGATTTAGAAAATTCCCAAAATTCCCAATACACAATAAAAGGCAATGACTAAATTTAATAAAACGATAATAAAGAAGAGCGCAGAATGGATTGAGATAAACGGCTTGATAGATTATGGAGGTGCTATGCTTAAAGACTTCTGTAAGCGTTTTTCTATTGACTATAAGACGTTCTACCATTGGATGGAGAAGCCCGACTTTAAGAAAGCAGTAAACGAAGCCAAAGAGACATTTAAAAAGCGTCTATCACACGACCTTTCAGTGTCGCTTGCAGAAGTGGCAAAAGGCTATTCGAGAGAGGAAACAGAGACGGAATATGTCCCAAACCCCAAAGATGCAAGCAAACCTGTAATAAAGAAGTTCAAAAAGAAGACTGTCTATTATCAACCCAATGTAGCAGCTGCTATCTTCTTGCTAACCAACATTGACCCCGACAACTACCAAAATAAACAACGTACAGATGTTGCAGTCAAGAAGTTAGACGAGAAAGAGGAGATGAGCAAAGAAGAGATAGACAAAGAGATTGAAAGACTAGACAAATTGATTTCTCAAGAGTAAAACTCATGATAAGAAAAGGAAAAGACACAACGGAAATTAAGCGAAAATTAATGGAGCTAAAGAAGCAACGACTAAAGCTTGAAGCACCATTAACCTTTTCGTGCTTTCTTGGCTATTCCAATTCAAAATATGAGCTTAAATGGTTTCACAAAGTCATTGCTGACTACTGTCAAATGCTTTTGGAGGGCAAGATTAAAAACCTTATGGTATTCGTGCCCCCACAACATGGTAAAAGTGAGATTATTTCACGTAATTTTCCAGCGTGGGCATTGGGTAAAAACCCTAACTTAAAGATAGTAGGTAGCTCTTATTCTGCTGACCTTGCAGAGCAATTCTCAAGAGCAATTCAGCGAACGATTGACACCAAAGAATACCAAGCGATATTCCCAAATACCTACCTCAATGGCTCAAACGTGAGAACCGATGTAAAAGGATATTTGAGGAACGTTGATATTTTTGAGATTGTCAACCATAAAGGCTTTTACAAAGCTGTCGGTGTGGGTGGCTCTTTAACAGGTACACCTGTCGATATTGCAATTATCGATGACCCCGTGAAAGACGCATCAGAAGCCAACTCTACAACCTACCGTCAAAGAGTGTGGGATTGGTACAATACCGTGCTCACGACACGTTTACACAACGATTCCAAGCAGTTATTTATCATGACGAGATGGCATGAAGATGATTTAGCAGGTAGGATTTTGAAAGCTGAACCGCAAGAGTGGACGGTGCTATCAATTCCTGCTATATGTGAAGAAGACCACGATGGAGAAATTAACTCTCCAAGAAAGGTAGGCGAAGCTCTGTGGGAGGAAAGACACTCTTTAGCAAAGCTTACAAAGCAAAAAGGGCGTGCACCACGTGAGTTCTCTGCTCTTTATCAACAACACCCAACGATAGTAGGTGGTAACATCGTCAAGAGCAATTGGTTTGCGAGAATTTCAATGAATGAGTTCATACGCTTGCATCATTCAGAACCTGTAATATTTTTCATGGATACCGCTTATACCGAGAAAAGCAACAATGACCCAACAGGCATCATTGCAACGTGTAAAATTGGAAATGATTTGTATATCATTCATGGTGAAAAGGTGAGAAAAGAATTTCCCGACTTGATTAGATTCATTCCAAACTATGTAAAATCGCATGGCTATACTGCAAAAAGCACCATAAGGATAGAACCAAAGGCTAACGGCTTATCGGTAATTCAGCAGCTCAAAGAAACAACAGGTTTAAATGTAACTAAAACGCCTACACCAAAGGAGAGCAAAGAAACACGCCTTAACACAGCTTCACCAGCGGTTGAGTGTGGTAGAGTTGTATTAGTCGATGGAGCGTGGAATACAGACTTTATAGACGAGGTTTGTGGTTTCCCATCGAAACCTCACGATGAGTATGTGGATATTCTTTGCTATGCTATTGATTATCATCTTAATAGCACGCACAAACCGATAGATTTAGAACGATTATCAAATATTGCATTTTAAAATAAATTATACACTATGACTTTTGAAGAAATAATCAATAACGCATCATCACCAAGTGAGATTGTAGTTGCTTTGCAAGAGAAAAACATAAGCCTACCACAATGGTATGGTAAAGACGGCTTAAGGGCTGAATACGAGCCTAAAGAGCATCCTGTAATGAATAAATCCATTTATCCAGACATTGTGAAAGATGGAGAGGTTGAGCGAGTTACTCGAGTAACGTTTGACTTGCAACGTTTAGCGGTTAAGCGTATGACAGAGCTTTGTTGTGGAATTCCCGTAAAGCGTATTTACAAGCCTGAAAACGACAAGCAAAAAGAAGTAGCAGCACTTCTTGAAGCTATCTATCAACGCAACAGAATAGACAGCGTCAATATCGAGCGTCTAAACATGCTTTTTGCAAGCTGTGAAGTTGCAACACTTTGGTATGCAACAGAAACACCAAATAACCATTATGGACGTCCAAGCAAGCTTAAATTGCGTTGTCGAAACTTCACGCCTATGAATGATGACATTCTATTTCCTTTGTTCGATGAATACGGAGATATGATTGCATTTTCAGTAGCTTATAAGCGCAAGGTTGGAAAGAAAACAGTTGATTTCTT